GGTATGGGTTTGTATATATGTATATGTATATAAGTTTTACTCACACAGACTATGTGTTATAATACTTTGATGGCAGAAGTAGAACAGTTCAAGCGTATAGTTAATTATGATAATATGAATCCTGCAGAGTTAGAAACTCTAAAGAAAAAATTATTATTAAGACAGAAAACATTTCAATTAAAGAACCTAGCTCAACAAAATTTTTTAAAATTTGTGAAACAAGTTTGGCCAGAGTTTGTAGAGGGGCCCCATCACATAAAAATT